AGGTCTATAGAACCTTTTGAATACATATCTGCAAGCTTAAATGCACCATATACTACTATGTCTATAGTGTCACCTAATTGTGCTCCCTCTTCTAAGGTTATAAGTGTTGTGTTATTTGCTGTATAGTCTAGCCCTTGTAAAATCCTGATGCCGTTTAAATATACATCGATATCATGATGATTTAAGTAGGAGGCTATAAAGTCGATTTGACCCTCTTGTGCAACGTATCTATAGTTTTCTCGGTAAGAAGTCTTAGTATGCTCTATGGAGTTCCATACACCATTTGCATACACCATTAAACGGCTACTTAATTTGTTGAAGTAGAGTGATCCATCTAAAACCCCCTGAGCTTGGAATGTTTGAGAGGCACCCTTATAAACTTCGAAAAATTCATCACGGGCAGTCTCTGCTCTTTGCATATACTCTTGAGTAGAATTCATAGAAGCTTCCGAACTTACTTCACTCTCCCTAGATGATGTAGCACTCTCCTTGGAAAGGACAGCACTCTCTTGGGCTAGTCGAGAGTTTGTGAGAGAGTCTTTTATGGCATCTATGTTTAAAGCACAAGTTTCTACAGACTCCGCATACTTAGAGATTTCATCGATAAGCCCAATATTGGTGGCTACTGTATGTATAGCGGGATAATCACCACTCAAGTCTGCTATGAGGATTCGCATATCCTCTATCTGCTTTGTAAGGTTAAGTGAAAGTGCCTCTACCTCTTTAATATTTTGTGCTACTACTCCTATTGCTTCGTAGTGTGGGCTTACGAGTGCTTCTGTGGATACCACGGTTTCATGTTTTTTAGTAATATTTATTAGAATATCGTTAATGTCTACTAGAATACTTGATGCAGAGAAAGCACTCTCTTTTGCTTCTTTTGCTTTTGACTCAGTAGCATTTTTATATAACAATACATCACTGGTGTCTTTACTAACTCTGGTTTGCATCTCTTGAGTATGAATTTCACTCTCTTTAGCTGCTAGAGATGAAGCTAGTGCATTCTTGGAACTTTCTAATATATTATCAATATTATTTTCTAGTGTTATAATCTCATTTAATCTTAAGTATAAAGAATTTATTTCTACAATAAAACTCATTTTGTTTTTCCTAGTGTTGATAAGTATTCATCCATCATTTTCATGATGTCTATTGTTGAAGTTGTCTCTTTTATTTCATCTGCATAGTATTCATAAAGTCGAACAACTTCTGATTCTGGGTTTGTAAAATGTGGATTTTTCCCAGTGAAATAAATATCTAATTTATTGGTAAACTTTCGAGATAATGATTTCTCTTCTTGATTAATAATTCCTTTATAACAAGCAAGTTTAAATAGTGATATTAAATCATGTGGTTTTTTTTCACTGTTAAAAGGTACATTAAATATGAAGCTTGATTCATTTGGAAGTTTTATTTTATAGAAATGGAGAACATCGATATATTCACTCTCTTGCAATTCTATTTTTTGCAACTCTTCTGTTAATATTATTTTTTTGTTGAGAGAGTATCCGCTTGAAGTTGTTAGCAAATTTCCGACACTATCAATAAGATTAATTTCTATTTCATCATCAACATTTAAACCAAACTTTGATATATCAAACATTACTACTCTCATAAACCACCTTTAATTGTAAAGAAAATAGTAACTGTATTTTTTAGTGTAAGTGGTATGTAGATTTATAAGGTTTAGATTTTGTACTTTCCAAATCTTTGTCTATGGGAATGTTTTTGAATTTTTATAGTACTCATATCTTTGATGATTTTAGGAGAGACAAAGTCGTTTACTACAACATTTGCTATTGTTTCAATACAGTCATCAGCCTTTGAGTCTTTTTCAGGATGAAACCCTTTATACTCAGTTTTCACTTGTTCTTGACCGACTCCACCATTAACAAGTCTAATTTGATGGTTTTTCAAGTAAGTGACACTCTGGTCTATCTTTTGATTTTTACTTATTTTTGTTTTAGGATTAAACAGAGTTATCTTATTTGAAATAATTCTCTTGCCAGCTTTCTTAAGTTCAAGGTTTACAACTGCTATTCTTTTTCTAAGATACTGCTCTGTAATTATGCCGCCACCACTTGACTCTAAAAATAGTGGTGCATCAGGATACTCGATCATCACTTCTATTATCTGATTTATAAACTCTTCATTTCCCCACTTTCCATACCAAGTACCATAAACATTAAATAGTTCTGTCTTTTCGATGCTAAGTGCTACACCAACTACAGATATAGCTCTGTTATCCGCTGTCTCTTTAATACTCTGTGCAGGATCTATACTGATACACTTGTTATCATCACTCAGTTCCCAAGTAGCTATGCTTGTAAAATCTTCATCTTTTACATATCCAGTCTCAATAGTTCTAGGGTCTTGCATATACTGAGAGTACCAATCCTCTTTCATGACCTCTTTTTGAGTCTCTAATGCTTCTACATTTTCAAAAAGTGGATTAAGTGGTTCATAGGCTTCTCTCTTGTAGTAGAAGTTAAAGAAATCATATATAGTCTCTTTTGGCTCTATACCTGTAAGATTTATGTGAGTCCATAAGTCAGGCTCTTCATCAAGTAAATAACCAACTAAATCTTTCTCATGGAGTCTCTGCATAATTACAATAATCGCAGGGTGGGGGTTTGACTTTCTAAGTCGAGTACTTGCAGTACCTGTATAAAACCGAATCGTATCATCACGAGCAGCTTTTGAGTTTTTATCAAATGCTTTCATAGGATCATCTATGATGAGTATATCAGAGTGAAACCCTGTTACACCACCAGCGATGGTAGTCGAAAACATTCCGCCATCTTTTTTACCATTTTTATCAAGATACCATTTTTGGTCTGCTGTTTTGTTAAGCTTTTTAGCTCCGAAAACTTTCTCATAAGCTGGAGAGGTTATCATACTCTTCACATCAGCTGGCGTTTCAGTCGCTAACTCATTTGAGTAGGAAGCATAGATAAACCGCATCCAAGGGTTGTTACCTAAAGCCCACGATATTAAAGCCTTTACTGCAAGTTCTGTTTTTCCGTAAGATGGTGGTATGTTTATAATAAGTCTTGTAGTTTCCCCTGTAAGCACTTTCATAAGAGCATTACAGAGTAGTTCATGGTACCATGCTTCAAGAAAAGTAACCTCATGGTACTCTTCAAACATATAGCGGACATAATGAAGTAGAGATTTTTTAGCAAGAGCAAGAACAAGAGGTTCAGCTTTTTTCTTTGCTAATGCTTTTTTAATATTGCTCATCTGTTAAAACGGTATCTTATCTTCATCTTCAACAATTACAGGTATCTCTTTGCCATCTTGTTTTTTATAGGTCTGAGCATTTTGTTCATTGTTTGCATACGAAGCTTGAGCTGGTTGAGAGTACTCACCATTTTGAGTAGTTATACTTGGTCTGTATGGTTGTGCAACTACGTTGTAAAGATGATGTTTATCTATCTTTTTATCTTCATCCACTTCAAAAAGAGTAAAGTAAATATTTTTATCAGATAAAAAAGGGTCAAAAAGTTTAGCTTTTTTATAAGCTAAGCCGTTTTCACTCACTGCATTTCGTATATCGCCAACTATCTGAGATGGTAGAGACTCACCACGGTTAGAGAAGTTATACCAAATGTGATAATCAGGATGTTCCTCTTTTCCTACAACTGGTTGAGATGTCACTGACCCGTCTGCATATTTATTTTTGTTCACACTGATAGAGAACTTCTTACGAATATTAATCGTTCTAATATCAAGTATTAAAAGTGGAAACTTTTTACCATCTTTCATATAACTATCTTTGTAAACTCTTCCTATATTTGCCATCTTAAACTTTTCCTTTTTCCCTCGGGGAATTTTATATATGCTAAAACTGTGGCATATCGTATGTTGGAGCTTCTTCACTCACTGGTATCTCTTCATAAACACTCTCTATAACTTTTGGTGGTGGCTTTCTGTACTTATCAAGTGCCTTGCCTGCGTTTCCATGCTCATCCACTTCGACACGGTAAAAATCACTTGTTTGAGGCACAAACATAAGAGTCTGTATAGGGTGTTTGTGGGTATCTTTGTTCTTGTTCCAAATGACATTTCTCATCTCATCATCAGGCTCTTTTGGTTTACTCTTAGCAAGGTGGAACCATACATAGGCTTCATGGTCAGCATTCATACTTCCCTTAACACTTATGATACTTGACTTCAAGTCCTCTTTAGAACTCTGAACAACAACGATGATAGGGACTTTTAACTCCTTACTAAGCTTCCCAAGTCGTGAAAACATCTCGGATATTCTTCTCTCGTCTGTTTTAAGGTCTTGATTGTTGTTTGTCATTCTCATCATAGAGTCGAGTGCTACGAGCTTAATGCCATAAAGCTTATGCTGGAGTCTTATCTCTGCTATGATGCCACCTACATCATAGATGTCATCAAACGTGTGTATGTTCTCAATGTTGCCCTCAAAGTTCCCTTCTTCTTGCTGTTGCTCTACATTTTCATCATAAAGCTCTTGTCCAAACTCCATGCTTCCAAACATTACAGGATGTTCCTTAGATATATTTTCTATCATTCGAGTTAATATATATGTCTTGCCACTCTGTTTTTTACCACTTATAAAAAGTAATCCCTCATTTCTTATGCCTTTGTTCCCTTGCTTATCTGTAAGAACGGTATCTATAAAGGGGATGTAGGTTCTAAGTCTTTGAGTTGGTGGCTTTGCTTTTCTAATGGCTCTCACCTCACTTAGTCTTCTTGTAGATTTACCTTTGTTTAAAAAAGAGAAGTCATCGAGAGAGTTTTGAAGAGTTTGGGTTATTGCTTCACTGCTTATACTCTCATCACTAAGCAGCTTAGGGAGTTCAAGACTTAAAAGAGTAAGCATATCTCTATGATAAACCTCTTTGAGTGTTGCTATATGCTCCATAACTATAGTTTGTGGTACTTGTGTTTGACTCATAATGTTTAGTACTATATTTTCAGGGTTTTCTATGCCTGCTTTTTTCATATAGTTTAAAATAGTATTGTTATCAAAGGCAATATCACCCTCATAGCAAACATTCATAACCGCAAACATAGCCCTTTGAGCATCATCTTTGAACCACTCTTTAGTGATTCCACTGGACATAACTATGTTTAATTCTATCTCATCAAACTCATTAGCACCAAGAATAGATGCAAGTATAAGTATCCGTATATTTTCTATGTTTTGCATTTTTAAGCTCCCTCTGCTTCAAAACTATGGTTATCTAACCATTCGTATATTTTCTTTTTTGAGTAGTATATAAACCCACCTATCTTAGAGTAAGGTATAGCTTTTTCACTACGATATTTTGCTTGTGTGCTTTTTGCTATGCCAAACTCAAGAGCTAATGTCTCAGTGTTAAACCAGTCTTGATTATTCATTAGTAAAATCCTATTGGAATATCCCCAAGAGGATAAACTTTAATATTTGGCATATTCATATCTCTAAGAGTTGCATAAAATGGTTGATAATGTTGCAACAGATATCTCATTTCTTTATCTATCTTCACAAAATAAATATCTCCTATTTGCAAAAACTCAAAAAGTTTTATTTCTGGGTTTGCTTTCATCATCTTTATTCGTTTAGATAAATTAAGTTTTTGAATTGACATCTTATCTGCAAGCTCTCCCATCTGAATATAATCATCAAGCGAAGTAGATTTCTCTTTTGCAACATCGCAAAGTACATCACGATAGATGTATGGGGTGTGTCTGATTATCACTATGGAGTCAGAATTATTTTTTCTAAGCTGCGATGCTGTTTTTGAGATACCAGAGATACCGTCAACCTCTTTTAGTAAAACAAGTCCATCAAGAAAACGAATCATATTAAACTTCTGCTCCGCCATAAGCTTTAGCAGGAGTAGATGCTTTAATAGTCAATGCCTTTACGCACCAATTTCTAAAAGCACTCGTCCAATTTGCAAAAAGAGTAGCCTTTGAAACATGCCAATCGACAAATTTATAGTATTCTCCTCGATCAAGACCAACTTTATCACAATAAGCAAGAGAATATTCCATAATTAATTTTTGATACTCATCTGATGTGTTATCAAATCGAATTTTTTTTGAAAGTGAATAGCGATTCTTTTTTTTAGGTTTCTGTATTGATTCTTTTTTCTTCTGATTTTGAGATGGTGAAGATACTCTCTTCCACTCAAATCCTTTTTCAGTAAGACAATAAGCTGGATTACTATTTTTGTTAATGGATTTTATTATCCCCTTGTCCTCAAGCTCTTTGATAGAACGAGATATAGAACTTACACTTCCCAAAAATGGAAGATCAGTAAGTATCTTGTTGCGATAAAGGAGATAATAAAAATCATCACA